AGAATAACGTAAAAACGGTCCTCTTCTAAAAGGTCTTTATAAGATAATCTTTTTGATGTACATGTAATTCTTGTACAAGAATCTACAATTGTATTTAATTTATCATCAATATCTAAGACGTTAGTTTCATCAATTGTTGAAAAATGTCGGACTTCTGCAACTTTAGCAGAACGTATTGAAAGTTGAGTTCCTTCTGGGTAAAACATACCGCCTGAAGGTAGAGAAAGTAATGGAATGTTATGGTAACCTAGGTGGAAATCTGCATCTTCTGCTTTTTCTCCGGTAAATCTTTCCATGTTAACCTTTCCTAGATTTAAGGGTGCCTCTTGCACTTGTTGAACTTCTGGTTCATGAACCTCTTGATTTTCTACAGATTGAACCATATTCTTATATTGTTCTTCTAGATTTGAATCGTTTTCTGTACTCATAAATTATTTGTTTTTAAGTTTTTTAATGTCAATTTTATTAAATGTTTTAATCTCGTCTGCTCTTTTATCTATTTCAGTTCTTATAACATCTCTAATAAATGCTGAAATTGAAATTGGTCGTTGTCCAGTTTCGATAGCCTCACTAAGTATTATTCGATTAATTAGGGTTACTTCATCTTCTGATAATAGGACCTGTAACTTTTTGGTTAGTTTATCCATCGATATATTATATTATCATTATATTATGTTTTTGTTTCAAAAAAATATAGGGAACAAATCAATTATTCCCTATACTTTGTTTAAATAATTATGCTAAAACTTCTTTCCAAGCATCACATCTCCATGATACTTCTAGAGTAGCAGCATCTTTTGAGTCATAGTTTAATTCAGCAGTAAAACCTAAAGCTCCAGAAATTTGGCAATCTTCTAAAGTTACTGTTCTATAAATATCTCCAGCTCTGTTGAACTGTACAATAACAATAGTACCTACGTAATCTTTTTTAAGACCCATTGTACCTGTGTTTGGATCGTATCTTAAGTTATACCATTGTCTCATTGATTTGTAAAGGTAGGCTTGGTTTGCTTCATTTAAGTTTAATGAGAAATTGATAGTTACATCAACTGCAGTTCCGTCAGGCATACCAGCGAAAGATCTAGTAATCCATTTGTATTTTTGTTCTACTGCAGCAATTTCTTTATATAATTCTAATCCTGAGATTGAATTAACGTGTTGTAAAAGTAGTGGAGCATCTGCAACACCGGCTGGTGGAAGTACAGTAACTTCAAACAGGTTAGGTTGGATTGGTTCAAAATTTCTACCTTTTCTAGACGTTTGGTCTTGATTATAGTGTGGTAATCCCATGTTTAATTAATTTTTATTTTTTTATATATCACGATTATAGGTTACAAGATTGAATTTCTCCAGTATTTAAAACTGTTGTTCTGTGAACTACAATTTCTAAACCTTTAACAGGTTCTACGTAAGTATCAATTATACCCATATTATTATCAATAACCTCATTAGTGTTATTAGTTGAGTCCATTACATTTTTAAACTCATAAACACCATTATCTTGTTTAACACTTTGTAAGAATGAATCTGCAAGGGTCTTGATTTCAAGTCTTGTTTGAGCAGTATTAAATTCAAATACGTAATCTTTAAGAATATCAGCCATACCATCTTGAATGTAAATAAGTACCTCTCTTACGTGAGCAGAAGAAAGTGCAGATTTAATAGATTGTTGAGCAGTTTTATTACCTAAGATAGTTAAACCTGTTCCTCTTTGGAATACAATTGGATTGTAACCGAATGGCTCTAAAATATCTCTATCACCTTTATCAAATGCATATTCAACTCCTTTAACGTTTGTACCTGCAACAACTCCTCTTCTTGGACCAGCAACGATTGACCATGGAAGGGCGTTCGTGTATTTGTCGATGTAGTTGTTACATACATAAGCAGCTGGAGGGACAATAATGTCTTTTCCATTGTCGCTTACGATTAAACCAGGTCCGTAGTAGAATGCATAATTTGCACCTTGATTTATACTTGGAAGAGTATAAATTTTAGTTGGGTTTTTATCTTGATTACCGCCAGAAGCAATATAAGCCGTATCAAAAGCTCCAAACTCATCGGTGAAAGATGGGTTTGTAGATTTTTTAAAATCTTCAATCGTTGGCGCATTTAAGATTGCAGAAGCGTTTTGTCTGTCTTTTGCTAATTGAGAAAGATTACCTTTAGGGTTTAATCCATTATTATCAAAAGATGTAAAAGTATCTACAACATATCTAAAATCGATAATGTCTTTATCAACTAGGGCATCATAGATTCCATTACCACCAGAAAGAACTGATAAATAGTCGCTGATTTCTTTTCCAGTTATATTTGCTTTAGCCAATACAAAGGTTTTGTAAACTAATGAAGCTTCTTCATATGATTTAATAATTCTACCGTCATACGCAGGTTCTATATCAGTATAAACTGTAAAGATCGTCTCTCCATCAATATTTATAGGTGCTTTTGCAACTCTATTGACTCTTGCAAGTCTATCTTCTGTATTCGAGTCGACATAGTGTCCAACTTTAATTGGGAAAGGGGAAGGTACATTTATTAGAACGGTTGCAGTTCCATTTGGACTTCCTGGAACTGTGTCTTGTGCTGTTAAATTGTTAACAATTTCAAAAGTATCAGTTGCTACATTAGCTGCAGTTCCAGTTATGTTAAAAAGGCTTGGAGTTAACCCGGTAATAGTTACCGTTTGCCCGTTTTGGATTCCATGTGGAGTACTTGTAGTATATTCTATTTCAGTACCACTAGCACTAGCACTAGTTACTATTTTTACAATATTATCATATGTTACTGTGAAATTTGATGAATTGTTAGCAACAGTACCACCTACAAAGGTTTCAGAGATTTCTCTATCTCCAGCAAGAACATAATGAGATAATAATTCATAATCATTAGTATCGATGTGAACGTGTCCTACAAGATCAACTTGAGTTCCTCCATCGTCCATAACTGCATCTTCTTTAACCGCACAGAATAAACCAGTTCTTCTGGCCTCTGCGTTAATAGTTGATTCAATGTATAAGTTTCTTCCTTCAAGGTCTTTAAATCCTGGTAAGATAGAACCAGTGTATTGTGCTATTAAACTAACTTGTCTAAGGTTTGCAAATTGTGCAAGTTTTGTTTTATCTAAACCATCTTCTGTAAAATAGGCAGAATAGATTGGGTCAGTTGACATTGCAACAGAATCAAATTCTCCTTTGAAAACGAATACATCAATCATAAAATCTGACAATTTGTCAAAATCATTTAAGTATTCTGGAACGTTTCCAACACCATACCATTCTCTTGCAGTTAGGTCAAATTCTTTAACATCTTGTGCCTGTCTTACAATGATTGTAATTGGTTCTTGTTTAATATTAACAAAGTTTATAATGTGATCGTCATCAGGATTAATAGTTGCTAATGTTTCAGTGTCTGAAGGAACCATGAATTTATCATTGTCGAAGAAATCTGCATATCCTGAAGTACCACTATCTGATGTAATACCTATTGCTCCAGCACCTCCACAGGTTACTGGACTTTGGTAAGATGCAACATCTCCCATAGTAAATTGTTCAAGATTTAGGGCTAATATCGGACCTCTTGAAAGAGCTTCGATACAAGATCTGTGGAAAAACATTCCCTTTTTTTCTAAACTTTTATCAATGTTTCCAAACACATTTGTAAGAGTTTCAACTGAATCAATCAAAACTGGTGTGTTATAAGGACCTTTTTTAGAGTGACCTACCATTAATCTAAGAGTCTCGACATTTATATTTGCTGTCTGAGATTTATCAAACTCAAGTCTATAAACTCCTGAGCTCTTAAAATTTAATAATTGCGGACTTAGTGCCATAATTTTAACTATATTTTTTTCTTTTATTATATATCTAAATTAAAATGGATTTTATCCCAATAAATCATAAATAATTATTATTTAGAGCATCTTCTCTTTGCTGCTTCAGAAAGTTTACGGCGATGTTCTTCAGTTTTTGGCTTTGACATTTTAATCCTAGTCTCAGCGCTATGGCTTCTATTATACATTGGATTTTTATCTCCGGAAACATCTGCATGATTTTCAGACATTTTTCTTCGAGTATCTTCGGATGGATTTTTACTAGATTGACTCATTTTAATTCTAGATTCAATTGTATGATTTTTAGCATACATTCCATTATTTTCACCTAGATGTTTCAATCTGGTTTCTTCTGATATTTTTGTTCCTTCCATTGTAAATTTTGAGGAAGTTGCTCTAGCTTTATTATAAAAATTATTGTTAACTCCTACATTAAATTTTGCATGTAATTTAACCTCTAATTCTAGAGCCTCTTTTCGTGAATTAAAAATAGAAACTATAACATATTTGTAATCTTGTCGGTTAATCTTTTGGTCTTTAATAAATTCTTTATCATATGAACTTGAAAGATATTTATGCCCTAAATCTTTTGTAGGTTCTATTGATGAAGTTCGCGAACCGTAGTAATGTTTATTGAGTTTTGTGTTAGTAATCCTATACACATAGTGATATTTTATCATAAGTTAATAATTATATTTAGTCGTTATTCTATATATCTTTATTTCCTTATTAAAATTAAAAAGGTCTCTGTTGGTATACTTATGAAACAAAAGAACGACCAAATATAACGTAGTATCAGAGACCTTTAATTACTCTAACAATGAATAAATATCAAATTGTAAATCTCCTTGATAATCATTATTTTTGTATAATATCTTTTCCATAAGTGAATGCTTTTCGGGCTCTATAATATCCAATAGTTCTTCAACGTAATCAGCGTAATCAACTGTTGTAAAAAATTCAGTTGCAG